CGATCATAATTCTTCTATAGAAACAGGGCTTCTAAACTTGTGACCCTCTTGATGTCTCTTTAGATTTTTCTCAAACGGATATTGTATTGACCGAAACCATAGTCCGAACGGCCCTGTTTTATAATGCTTTCTGTTTCCCTCTGGAGCACTACTGTTACTAAAGTAGTTTGTTATTTCATAAGACATTTCTTCTATATATGTTCCGTCCCACTTATCTATACCACCACAGTTCAGTACACAATTATCTATAGTTTCCTTTAACTGTATGTCTATGTATATGCCGTGAGTAAAACCAATGGCGCATATTTTCCACATTAAATCGTAAGCCTCTTTACTAGGCGTCCCTATTAGTGCTATATCGATATCCCATGTAAGCCAACCCTCTAAAGCACCCCCTAGGACATACGCTTTATATTCTCCCAGGTCTAACTTTTTTATATCATTGACGGTAGAGACAAACAACGGATCTTCAGTACCCTCTATGGAGTACCATCCTTTGCGCGTAAACGGGCCATATTCTATAGTAACATCTGCGTAACTCACTTTAGTAAACTTACAAAACATTACTTAAATTTGCCTTACAAACACATAGTATTATGAATGACAGAATGAAAGAGATGTACAAAAGCGGTGGCTTACTAAAGGCGCTTTTAAAGGATCCGTCTCAAAGAAAGATGGCTGCCGATATGCTTGCATCTAACAGCGACTCTGTTGTAGATGGTAATGCCGGTAGAGGCGGCACTAAAAAATATGTTGCTGGAGGCTCAGTAGAAGAGCGCATCAAAACAATGCTTGGCGCACCAGCAGGGTTTAATCCTGGGGCTAAAGACCAATACGCTATGGGAGGCGTAATGAAGTACCGCATGGGTGGTAATATGCCTGGTGAAGACGAAGATGTCATTACTGAAATGGATCTCGACAGAATACAAGATTCTACAAGTGGAAACTTTGAGTATGCCGGACAAGACTTTTTAGAGCAGCGTGAAGAAGATATTGAAGACGCTGGAAAACTCTTAAAGTTCTTTGCTGTCAAAGAAGCGGCACGCCTGTTAGACGCAGAAGGTATCAGCCCACGTGGTATGCGACCAGAGGAACTTTTAAATGCGGCTCGTAAAAAAGGATTGAACCCCATGACAGCGGCAAAAGATTTGTTTGACAGAGAAATTGACAGACGCAGAATGTAATATCTGTGTTACAATGATGAATAAAAAAAGGGGGCCGTTAAGCCCCCTTCTTCGTTTTATATTCTAGAGATAGTAGTTGTCTCTCTTCGTCCGTACCAAACGTGGTAGGAGATTCTCCACTTTTTGTGATAGAAGATTCTACTGTGTCCATTCAAATCTTCTACAATCCTGTGCGGTTGTGCTAACTGCATCTCTGTAGGTAGGTCAACATAGTCGATGTGAACAATGGTGTCTCCAGGAAATGGGATTGACAATTCGTACTCGTATCCTGCTGCTAAATCGAGGATACTTTCTTGTGCATTTGCTGCTACTCCAGTAAGGAGTAATAGGCTCATAATTAAATGTTTCATAATAAATCGGTTAAAATTTCACTGCAGTAAACATAGTAATTCCTTTTTAACTTTGCAACAATCAGTTAAATTTTTTTGAAATGAACAGTGTAGAATCAAACATGGAGCAGCAAATCAAAGACGCTGGCTTTAGTATCTCGGATACGATGCCAGGTGGAGATAACTCTGCACCACAAGAAGCGCAGCCACAGGAGGCGCAACCAGAACAACCGCAGGCCGAACAGCCACCGGTTGAGAAACAAACAGCGCCCGAGCCGAGCGCACCAGTAGCAAATGCAGAACCTGCACCCGCTGCTCAAGAGGTTCAACAAGAAACCGCTCCCGTACAGGAGTCCACACCAGACCCTGTACAGCAAGAGCAAAGTTCTTTTAATGAGGATTTATCAGCACTCGAAACTTTCTTTGGTGCTCTGAGCGAAACGCAAACAGAGACTCCACAGCAGGTAGACAGTACTGAATCAATAACTGCAACAGAAATCGACCCACGAATTCAAGTTATTGCTGACTTCGTTGAGAAGACTGGACGTTCACCAGAAGATTGGTTCCGCTACCAGGCATTAGATCCATCCGAAATGGATGATCGCACTGCGATGCGTGTACAAATGGCAAGTGAATATCCATCATTGGCAAACGACGAGATTGATTTACTAATCAACTCTAAGTATAAGACCGATGACTCAATGTATAACGACGAAGAAGTAAGACTTGCAAACCTGCAGTTGAAGATTGATGCAGAGAAGGCGCGCAACAGTATTGGTGAACTCCGTAATGATTACACCACACCTGCTGTGCAGGCTTCTACACCAGCCGAAGAGGAACCAAATCCCTTCGATGATTCTTGGCTCAATGCGAATCAAAGATCACTTAGTGAATTAAGCGAAATTGCTTTTGATTTACCAGGTGGTAAAGGATTCAACTTTGGGGTACCGCAAGATTATCGAAACGAACTTGGTAAATCTAACAGCGACATGACTTCGTATTTCGATAAGTATGTTGGAAGTGAAGGTCAATGGGATCACGACTTGTGGAACATGCATAGAACAGTGACAGACAATCTGCCACAAATTCTAAACAGCATTTACTCACAAGGTCTTAGTGATGGTCAGCGTACCATCGTTGAGAAGGCTGCTAACATAGACCCGCAACAACCGCAGGCTAATCCTAATATGAGTCAACAGGACTCGCTAACACAACAAGTACTTGATGCGTTAGGACGTCCGCAAATGTTTTTAAAATAACTGCTATAAAAAAATATTATCATGGCAAATTCGTACCCTCCGGTATTTAACGACAACAAAGCAGCGGTATTCCGTCGCCTTGACCCAGCGAAGTACACTTCGTTGGCTGATTTCATTGACGAAATCAACGCACCAGATAACCGTGACCAATTGGTTAAGACCTATGGTTACCAGCAAATCTCTGGTGGACTTACAGGTTTCTTAAGTCTTACAGGTGCAGTACGCGCAAGCGGAACTGCTGACGCTGTACAGTACTGGGAAGAAACTCGTCTACACTCTTACGCTTCAGTTAACTTGGCAGCAACAGCGGCATCAGCGGCTACTACCTTGACTTTAACTAAAGCAACAAGTGATGCTAACGTATTGCGTTTGAACGACGTTGTATTATGGAACGGCAAAGAGCGTGGTATCGTAACTGCTATCTCTCCAACAGGTGAGATTGGTCACGCTGCTACTGCTTCTTACACTGTTGAGATTCTAAGTGGCAACATCGGTGCAACTGCAGCGACTGGTGCTTACAACCTTCCAGTAATCGGTAACTTGTTCGCTCAAGGATCTGATCAGAACGCTGGTTACCTAGAGTCAAACGTAATCAAGCGTACAAACTCTTACAACATTATCAAGGAAGTATTCAAGGTTACAGGTTCTCAAGCAACTAACATTGGTTGGGTTAACGTAGGTAACGGCGACTACCGCTGGTACGTAAAAGGAGAAATGGACACTCGTGCTCGTTTCCTCGACAAGCGTGAAATGATGTTGTTGCTAGGTGAGACAATCACCAATACATTGACAACTACAAACATCGGTGGCAACCCAACAGCGGGTGAAGGTTACTTCGCTGCTATCGAAGACCGTGGTATTGTACAAGATGGTGAAATCACTACGTTCACTCAAATGGACACGTTGATTGAAACACTAGACCAGCAAGGTGCTGCTCCAGAGTACGCTATGTACGTAAACTCTTCTCAAGCATTAGAGATTGACGACATGGTTGCTTCATTAAATGGTGCTGCAGGTTTCACTAACGTAACCACTGGTATCGGTGCATTCGGTGGACGTGGATCAGAACTTGGTTTCGACTCATTCAAGCGTGGTGGATACACATTCCACAAGCACTCTTGGAAATTGTTGAACGAACCAACACTATTAGGTTCTGCGAACGCACACTACTTGGGAGCAATGATTCCGTTAACAACTGTTGTTGATCCTAAGACAGGCGATCGTGCTGCTGCTTTGGAGTTAAACTACAAAGACACTAACGGTTACTCTCGCGAAATGGAGCACTGGATGACAGGTTCTATCTTAGGTGTAAACAACACCAACGAAGATAGCCTTCAGTTCAACTACCGTTCTGAGTGTGCATTGGTTACTCGTGCAGCAAACCAACACATCCTTATCACTGCATAAGGAGAACAAACATCGGAGGGGGGCGTTGCCCCTCTCCTTTTTTTAATTATTTAATTCTATTAAAATGGCAACACAAGCAAAGGCTGCACCTGCGGCAAATAAAAAGACTGCGCCCAAGAAGGGTTACAGCGCTATCAAAAAAACCCCTACCGCTCCATCACAGAAGGTGTACGAGATTATCAAAGGTGGAGGTATCATATTCAAACTAAGAACAGAGGCAACAGTATTCGACGCAGAGTCAAACACTGTGCGTGCTATTAGATACTGCCCAGGGGAGTCTAGTATTTATAAGGAAGAACAAAGCCCAAGTGCTAGACGTTCTCATATTGCTTTCAATAACGGATTACTTGCGGTGAACGTGTCACAACCAAACCTCATGGAGTTCTTAGACAAGCACCCAAGCAATGTGGCTAATGGTGGTAACAAATTCAAACTTGTCGACAACAGCACAGACTCTGAAGAACAAGTAGAGCAAGAATTTTTAACACACGATGCTATTGCGTTGGTTCGCAATAAAGACTCTGATGAGATTTTATCGGTAGCGATTGCCCTTGGCATCAACATCGAGCAGAAGATGATTGAGATTCGTCGTGAGTTACTGAGAGAGGCTAAAACAAACCCCGCTCAGTTTATATCAATGTTCGATGACCCACGTGTAAAAGTACGTTCCGCTGTTATTCAAGGATCAGACTTCCAGATTTTGGCAGCAAAGCCAGACGGAGTATATTGGTTTGACAGCGGCAGATTAATTCTATCAGTTCCTGCAGGGCAGGATCCTGTAGATATTATGGTTCGTTTCTGTCTCACTGAGAAAGGCGTTCCGGTTTACGAAGAACTCCTTTCTAGATTAGAAAAACTTTCGTAAGTTTGTCTTATCTCAGTACATAGGCATAGTAATGAGAATCGGTTAATGCAAGAAAGGGGGCCCCGTAAGGCCCCCTTTTTTATTCGTATATTTGCTACAAAGCCTCAAGGCATATGGCAAGTGTAGAAAGAGTATATAAAGCAGTAAAAGATATAGCGAACAAAGACCAGAGAGGGTTTATAACTCCCTCTATATTTAATCAGTTCGCAGGTGTGGCACAGATGAATCTGTTCAACAGATTGTTTGATGATATATCAATGGCAAACAGAATGCGCCGCATGGCTATTGATGGCCCGCGTCAGTTTGCCTTCTCAAAAAAAGTAGAGGAAGACCTATCGACCTTCGCTAAGAAGGTTGAATTAACCCTTTCGAGCGGAACGGTTGCTAAACCAAGTGACTTTGCACGTGTCATATCTATATCAACTATAGGGAAAAAGATTCTCGGTGTACAGAAGCAGTCACTAGTATCTCTTGTATACAATGAAGACCACATTGACAGAATACTTAACAGCGATTTATCAGCACCCTCTGATGACGCTCCTGTCGCTCTAATAGCAAACGACATAGAGGTATTTCCAAATGTGAATACGAGCATCGCTAAGATTAACTTAAGATATTACAAAGTACCACAAGGCATTCTTCCAGACACTGGTGCAAAGACATCACAGTCCCCTAAGTTTGGTTATACTTCATCTGTTGCTGGTGTAGAGATTTATTCTTCAGCCAATAGTGTGGACTTTGAATTACCAGAGCAGTACTTCACTGAACTCGTCAACGAGATACTTACACTTGCTGGTGTAAATTTACGTGACAGCGATGTGTACAACTACGGCTCTTCAGAAACCACTAAAGACGAAAGTAGATAATGAGCCAGGCATACGTTACAGTAGATAAAGTAATCAACGATTACATCATGAGTGTGGATATGGATGACTACGGGTCAGCCGCATCTGATTATATGTTACGTCAATACGCGTTGCGAGGCATACGTGAATTTGGATTTGACATGTCTCATAATATTAAGACAACTCTGTTGGACGTAAACCAATCGCTAGGCACAGTTGATTTACCCTCTGACTTCGTGGAGATGGTTAAGATTGGTCAACTTGGAAACGATGGGTTGGTGTATGTGTTTGCAGAAAACCCCAACATGAACATACTACCAGATCAACCCGCTGATGCTATTCCAGATTATCTACTTGGTTTTGACTCCTATGTTTTTAGAAACTTTTTATATGAGAATACAATGGGTCGCCTCTACGGTCTTGGCGGCGGTCAAGGTGCTGGTGAGTACAGAATTAACTGGGAAGAATGTCGGATAGAGATATCACTTGTATCTAATACAACACAAGTTGTTCTTGAGTATATATCAGATGCAGCCAAATGCGACAATCCTTGCGTCCCTGTTTTTGCGGAGCAAGCATTACGCGCATATGTTTACTACCACACAATACAACGCAAGGCCAGCGTACCGGCTAACGAGAAACAGCGGGCACGTGCAGAATACTATAATGAAAGACGCCTGGCTAACGCAAGGCTCAAGTCCTTTAATAAGTTTGATGCATTGAGCGTTACCCGCAGAAACTTCAAACTAAGCCCTAAAGCGTAATAGATGGCTTCTATAGATAAACTACTTCCTCGCTCTCTAAACAAAGATGATGATGAGCGTCTAGTTACCCGAGTGGAAATGACGGATGCGCAAAACATTCGTGTGTCTATCGACGCCGACGGTGAGGCGCTTGTGTTAAAAAACTCATGGGGTAACACACATCGTTCAGCAAGTATTGAAAACGGCTCAATGCCCTCGGGTACAAATCTCACTATCGGTAGTGTCGGTGATGATTCCGCAGCACAGGTGTATTATTTTGTTTGGAACAGCAACCAGAATCATACGATACTTCGCTATGACCAGAACGCCAAGAAGACATACCTAGTTTATGAAGACTCCGTTCTTAATTTTACTGAGGATGGTTTCGTGTATGCGTCTATAGTTGAGATGTCAAACAGAGATATCTTGCTTTACTTTAATGATGGACAGACGGCGCCTAAGAAAATAAACGCTACCCTAGCAGAACAAAGTATATCTGGAGCAGGAGGGTATCCTGGCACTTTCTCTAACGGGACAACTCAACAACGCAGAAACTACATCACTGTAGCAAAGCAGCCTCCATTACTTCCTCCAACAACAGTATTCAACAATAATCCAGATTATCCTCAGAACGACATATTCGAAAAGAACTTTCAGTTTGCGTATCAATACGAGTACTATGACGGAGAGGAAACAGCGTTAAGCCCATACTCTGAACTGGCTATATCTAAGTCCCAATTGAAAGACGGATTCATAGATGCTGGTGCAAGAAATTATTGGAACGAAATAAAAATTACGGTAACAAACTCAGAACTTGATGTAAAGAACATTAACATTTACGCAAGACAGGGTGATAAGGACAGCGCGTTTTTCTTGATAGAAAGCATACCTAATGTGCACGGATCAGGAACACAGGTTCGCACATTCCGTAACGACTCTAACTATAAAGGCTTGTCCGCTATAGTCCAGGATAATACATACTCAAATGTACCTCAGCGTGCAGATAGCCAAGCGATGTCGCAGGGCCGTTTGTTCTACGGGGGATACACAGATGGTTATCCAAACACAGGTACAGGTGGAATGACAGCGGTGCCTAATTACTATAATAAACCAAACACTTTTAACATACCTATAGAGAAGTATGATGCTTTCCAAAATCAATTCTCTGTAGACTTTGCAAACATACCGTCAGTCATATCTGAGGATAGTTCTCTTTTGCTTTCCTTCTCCTGGCAGGACGGGCCTGTTGTTATTAGGAACAACGAAGGCAACAACAAGGATTACAATTTTACAAGTTTTGCTCCAGGAATACGGGTTTACGACAATGAAACCGGAGGTACCTCGCAAAATCTTTCTAAAGCAACTGAACTTAAGGCGTTAGCAGGAATACGTTACTTAAACGATGGCAATATAAACCAAGCAGCAGTAGACCTAGATGGTGGATTTTTGAACAGCCCGCCTGTTGTAACCTTTATTGCTCAAAAAGGAACGTCAGACAGTACTGAAAAAACCATAGCCATACGTAAAATTGTAGGGGGTATAAAGGTTGTGAGTAGCGGCGTGCAGGTAAGGGAAATTATCAAAGTAAAAAAAGGTACAACCCAGGCTCAAGTAAAGGCGCTAGTTAGGGAAACTATTGAGGGGTTATATCCAATACAGTTTACTCCACAAAACGGAGAGGCTGGATTTAGTAATTTATTTACAGGTGGACAGACCACATTTACGGACGAATCAGCAGCGTTTAAAGGAACAGGAAACGCTTGGATAAGAAGAGTAGATACAGGTTTCCCTGTGCCCACTAAAGACTACTATGGCGTAACCATGAATCATGTTACCTTCAAGGTAGACAAGTTGGTTTTTGGAACACGTGAGTCTCAAATTATAAACGGCGATCAGGTAGTCTCTCAGTTTGATGTGTTAGAAAGAAACATAGATGGATTTACTAACGACATTGATTTTACCGGAAGAGTGCAAAACTTAGCCGGAGAATGGGTGCAAATTACCAACCCTCAGACTCAAAGAAAATTTTTCACTGTAGACAGGGTTGGCTCCTCGGTCAATCCAGGCGGCTGCTTCCTTATTGATGAGGACGAAATGGACGGCTATCGCTGCTTTAAATCTGGTTCTAGCCATGAGTTTGGGCTTTTGTTTTTTGACGACAAAGGAAGACCAGCCGGTGTTCAGCCCTTAGACAATGAGGTTTTTATAGAGCACACAAACAATCGCTCAGACGAGAACTCCCTTGATGGAAGAGCAGATATAGTTGTTCGGTTTGATGACACCTTTACTTGTCCCGACTGGGCTGAACGATACAGTATAGTTTATGCAGGACAGGGGTCTATAGTAAACAAAGTACAGTACTCAATAGGAGGTGCCTATATTGCGTTAAATGACGCAGACGCTGGTTCGTTTGGCTCCTCGCAAAACATATACCTTTCTCTAGGTACATTACAGAGTAGAGCGAATTCATACGACAATCAAACTGGAGCGTTAATTAACTACGGATTCGCAGAGGGTGACCGAATCAGAATAGTTAGGTATGGTGACGACTTAAAAGAAACGTCAACCTGGAAGGTCGCTAAGACCGTCACGCTTATTGCAGATCCTGCAACAAACCCTCTTCTAGACAGAAGTTCTAAGGCCGCTATACAAAACACAACAGGAGACTTCCTTGTTATAGAGGACAACAATACACAAGAGTGGAACACAACGAGCATACTAAAAGGGGTTTCAAAATGGAACAACAAGTGTGTGATAGAAATATACAGAGAGTCTGGTGCGTTTGAGGAAACATTCTATTACGAAATAGGAGAGAACCTTGCTGTAGACAACCGTAGATTACCCCAGACTCAACGTACAGGCACATTGTTAAGCGTCAAGGTCGAGTCAGTATCCGCTGGTACACCAAACACTGTTGTTGCTGAAGTAGATAAAAGAGTTTTTAAGGGGGATTTTATAGAAATCCCTGGCGGGGCTGTAATCAAGGTAGGCAATGTTATTTTCAATGACGATACAACTTATCCTTTTAAACTTTACGGAGAAGTACAGTCTGGGACATTTAATCCTACCACTGTCTACAGCATGGCCGTAACCAACCCAGGGTCTGTTGTTCAGTTTAGCCAGGGCGACTCGTACTTTAGATTGCGCACACTGTTTTACGGAAGCGCACCACGAAAGGGTGATGTATGGAGAAACATGGCGCAAGCCTATTCTCAGAATGCGATTGTTGACTTTGTAGAAGACCCACGGGTGAGTGACTTTTATAAATCAAACTACACATCGTTAGGTAAACCTTTCCCATATCTCCCAACAGCGACCACCTTAAAAAGGTTTGGCTCTATTACTTATTCAGAGCCGTTTGCATTTGAGAACACACGACTTGGCTTATCTTCTTTTAATCTTACCGAGTTAAACTACAAAGACCTGTCATACGATTACGGTTCCATAAAATCTTTAGTACCATACGATGAGTTCTTGTACGTAATACATGAGCGAAGAGCAGGTATAGTACCCGTAAGAAGAAACATATTAACAGCGAACGATGGAGAATCTTTGACTGCTACTAATATGATACTCGGCCCGGTGAAATACTATGTCGGAGAATACGGGTGTAACAATAACCCGGAGTCCGTGTCGTGGTACAGAGGGTATGTGTTCTTTGTTGACGCTAAGGCGGGCAAGGTTGCTCGTATAAACTTCCAGAGTGGACTAGATCTAATCAGTGAGCAACTGGTAGACAACTTCTTTAAAAACAAAATGTTCTCGGCTAACCCATCTGCTAAAAACAGAAAGTATATAGCAGGAGTAGACCGCGAAAACTATGAGTACATCATTAGTTCACCCGCTTTGTTCTCGAGCACCATTTCAATAGATGATTCGTGTAGTGGCACAACCGCAACTGGACTTGGTAAAACAAACGAGGACGGCAATCTAATCAACGTGAGCGCTGTGTATGATGACTCACTAACCTTTGATTGGAATACATACGCTGTAAACTGGGAATGTGCTGAACAGGAATGGCAGGACGCAGGTAAAGGATTGTTGCTTATCGACACCTTGACTAACAACCCTATCGTAGGACTGTCTGAGGATCAATCTCCGAGCATTACTGGCGTGACTACAAGCATACCTATATTAATTACCTCATCGGCTTACCAGGCGTATCATACAGGGAGATACGATCAGGTTACCGGGGTGGTAACTCCCGATAGTGCAGGTCAATCTTCTTTAACTATAAGCAATACATCAGAGACTCTTGCAGAGTTCACTATAGCCTATGATGTAAAGTCTGATTATTGGAGCACAAGATATTCTTATCAAGCAGAAAATATAATAGGTCTTTCCGACAGGTTATACACCTTTAAAAACGGCGGTATATATGAGCATAATCCAGATGCTACCCGTAATACATTCTATGGTGTTGCAGGAGATAGTATTGTAGAGTGTATTTCTAACTTCAATCCATCTATGGTCAAGGTCTACGAAGCGGTAAGCCTTGAGGGTGACAATAAAGATTGGAGTGTAACACTAACTAATGTTGACCAAACAAGCACGATTGCTACTTCTATATGGGAGGAGAAAGAAGGGTTTTACTACGCACCCTTACACCAGGACTCAACTAACAATGTGTCTTATACAGCAACAGCAAATATTAGTTCCATTAGCGGAACGTCTGAGGTCTTTGGCTTAGGGTCTGCGGCATCTATTGCTACAGATAAGATAACATTTAAGAACTCAATTAACAGTATAGGATTTCCGCTAGGTGTAACAACGGCATTGTTTAAAGTTAGCGGAGCCAATCTGGTACCACTAAATCTATTTGCCACAGCCCTTGATGGAGAGAAAGTATTACAGTGTAACGGAACCGTAAGTGGTGTTACTGCTAATGATGAGATTGTATTGATTGCTAATTCTGCTATTGAAGGCGACTCTTTGCGAGACTATTACTTGAAGGGCAGGTTTGTAAACTCCACAACCTCAAAGCATGAGTTGTATGCTATAAACTTTATATACACTAAGTCCAATTTACACAACCAGCAAGGGCAATAGTATTATCAGTATTTTTGTATTATGAAAAAGATGAAAAATTATTTTGTAGGAGGCCTAATAAATGTAGCGGCAGGACTTGGTACAGCAGCATACGGTGCGTATCAAGAGCGTCAAGCCAAAAAGAAAATGGCACAGGCAGACGAAGCAGCCACTGGCCCAATCAGATCACAAGCGGCACGCCAAAGAATTGCACGTCAAACAAGTGATGCTCAAGCGGGTGTGGATTCAGCATTACGCGCACAGGCTACAGCGGCAGACCGTTTAGCATCACAGGGTGGCGCTCGTGCTCTTCAGTCAGCAACACCTGGCTTAATGAGAGCAACAGAATTAGCCTCGAATCGTGCTATTAACAGCGTCCCTACGCTTGACGAAACATCTTTAACCGCAGGTCAAAACCAGCAGGCCCGTCTTAACTTAAACAGGCTTAGTCGTGCAGCAGATGCAGCAAGACAAACAACTATAGGTGGTGTATCAACTGCAATCCAAGGTGGGGCAGAAATTCTTGGCTCGGTTGCAAAAACTGGATTTAAAAAGAAGAAGCCAGAAGCATTGGAACTACCTGCTACTAATCCTGTTGCCCCGAAGACAGATGCTTTAACCGCTATGTCTAACGCTGCTCTGCAGGGAACACAGCAAGGGCTTATAGATTTTACTAAACAGACCAAGGCAGATAAAGCAGCATCTTTCAATATACTGGAGGATGAATCAAATGTTATCACCGATGAAATGGTTGATGAACTAGATGCTATCAGACCAATGGAAGAAGGTGGTATTCAGAAAACACCAGGAGAGTTCTCGCATGATGACAATCCTATAGATATCGTTCAAGAGGGAGCAAAAATCGGGGAGATGACTGGAGGAGAATACATATTTAACCCAGAGCAGGCTGAAGAAATGCGTAAACTTTCTAAGGCAGGAGATACCGAACTACACGAATTCGTTCGTAACTTACTAAACAAAGAACAATTTAAATAATGGCTGATACATCCACATTCATGGCGGTGGGCCAGGTACCACAAGTAGATTATGGTGCGGTGTACAGAAACGCCAAGGCCCGTCGCGAGTTAGAAGAAGAGAAGAAACTACAATACCTTAACCAGTTCCAACAGGAACGTGGTGCTTTCACTACGGGTATGCAGGATGAACTGCAAGCAGAGTGGGATGCTATTGAATCCGACCTGGATCAGGGAGATATGTCTCTTGAGGCAAAGGCCCGAAGACAGCGGCTGTATAATAACTACAAGCAACACGCTGCCGATGCTCTTGAATACGCAAACACTGTTAATGATTTAGAGGCATCTATACTAGCAGACCCAAATGCATACAATGACCCTGCTGATTTAATGTCTCAATTAGAAGATGCACGTAATGTACAGGTGAGTGCTCAAAACATAGGTTTAGTAGCGGGTGAATTACCATCACTAAATGAGTTCCGAAGATTTTCTTTGCCAGAGATTGCTCCTAACGCAGCAGCAGGCATGATACTGGAGAACTTGAAAACCTCTGGTGGTATCAATAACTTCTACGACATGAGTGGATCTGGAGAGATTGACCCAGATTCAGTAGCCTCCAGTGTTACCGCATGGTTCAATAGTAATTCTCTGTCACAACAAGAAGAAGACCAGGCCATTGCATACGTACTCCACCAACTCGGTGGTTTAAACGGTTCTATGGATGACCTTTCTAAAATTAGAAACCTATCAGATGAAGAGCGTGAAGGATACATAGGTCAGTACGCGCAGTATGTTACTGGTTCTTTGCAAAATATGTTGGCTGAAGATATAACAACAGAGCGGGAGAAGCGTCAAGCGGAACTCTCTGACTACAGAACCAAATCAAGAATACAAGCAGAAGAATCGAGGGCAGCGTCGAACGCTTCTGGGTACAGTGGATTTGTTGTAGAGGCTGGTGATTTACAATACATGCCACCTATTACTCCAGACGCCAATGGAAATGTTTTAAAAACTAGTGACCCAGAATTGGCTAACGCTAACATGGCAATTCACGCGAGTATAGAGGGCACACAACCTATGTACAGAGACGTGAATGGTAATCAAAATTATATCGAGAGCATTGGTATAGACCAAGACGGGAAGATGATTGCTATTATTAGAACTAATCAGTCAGTAAAGAACAGGAGTAATAAAACTGAAACTCACGTTGCTAGAACAGTGGTAGACGCATCTGAAATACCGTTGAATGGATTGAGTAACGCCAAGCAAGCAGATAAGATTCGTCAGACATACAACAATATGCTACCTATGTGGTCGGCAAACTTTGCGGGTCGTGAGCCACAGCAAAACTTCCAGGGAGATATAAATGTCCTTGGTGAAATGGAAGTCGAGACAAGCGAAACAGGCGTAATGCAAGGCCCTGCTGCTCCCAAGGGTGTCGGGACATCCGACCAAGGTACAATGGCAGGTCAGTTTGTACGTCCACAAGGTTCTACTGCAGAGCCTACAATTGAAATCACAGTAGACGAGTGGAGTGACATGAGCAAGCCAGCACAGCGGAACTTCATCATGGATGAAGCAGTAAATCGTAACAGCGAGACAGTTGAACTCAATGGTCGTCAACGCAGAAAATGGGACACGATGACACCTACTGAGCGTAAAAACGAATTGGCTAAAGTTCGCAATGAATTAAGACTACAATTGAAAATTGATATTTAATGGAAGACGAGCAGTTATTAGAAGCACTTGAGTCCGCGTACAATAGAGGGGTAACCCTTGAGCAGATGCAGGGTAAACTTAGCGATGACGCAATGGTTGTCGCACAAGATTTCTTTTCAAAAAAAAAAGATGGTACCGAAGATTCTCAGATCGCCAGTCCTTCGGTATCAGCATCAGAGCCTTCGGTAAACGGTACGGTATCTCTATCTACTCGACTCGACTCTGATTCAAAGGCGGTTTCTTCTGGTTTGTTAGATGCTGTAAAGTCAGCACAGGAACGCGGTGTTACCCTTGAGCAAATGCAGGGTAAGTTGTCTGATGACGCGTACAATTTAGCCAGTCAATACTACAAAACCATAGAGTCTCAACGTCCTGTTAATCGCAAGATGAAAGACCACTGGTTAATCATTGACGATAACCCAAGTGAGTTAGGTAGATTGTGGAATCGCGCTGTATCTGGTGGTATTCTTGCTAACGAAATACAAGAGGCAGAAATCACAGGGGTGATGGACTACGAAAAGATAGCCTACCTCAACAACATAGTTCAAAGAGACGCACCAAAAGAAGAAGACTACCTATACGACACCGATAATCCTGTAGGTAGTTTTGTGCTTGATGTAATACGCACTATACCAGAGTCATTAATCTCTATGGCTACTGCGTATGAGACTGGTGTCAGAGGTGCAGCGGCAGGTGCTGGTGTAGGTGCAGGAGTAGGCTCTGTTATTCCCGGTGCAGGTACAGCGGCAGGTGCAACTACTGGTGCTATAGCAGGATACTTTGGTGGAACATCATTGGCTCTTGAGTATGGTCATTCTATTATGGATGTACTTCGTGAGGAGGGCGTAGACGTCACTTCTCCAGATCAACTAAGGGAAGCATCACGTGACCAAAGAATAATGTCTAAGGCACGAGAGAAAGGCCTCAAGCGTGGTATCCCTATCGCGGTATTCGATGCTATATCGGGGGGTACTGCGGGTAAAGTGGGTAACGTACTCGTAAAATCTGTAGGTAAATCAGCGACAAACAGAGCCATGAAGGTGGCTGCGGCAGAAACCTTGGTTCAAGCAGGGCTTGGGGGTACTGGTGAGTTTGCGGGACAGGTAATATCGGGTGAGGAAATCAGACCAAGAGACATAGCACTCGAGGCATTCGCTGAGTTAGGCCCAGCAGCACCCGTAATGGCCTACAATCTTGCAGGTCGCATCGGTAAAACACCTGGTGAATTATCATACATAGACTGGGCAAAAGAACAGGATCAGAAGAAACTCTCTGTAGCCAATGAGATATCTTTTGTGGCTAACAATGGGGAGATTGCATCTATAGATAATGAGATTCAAAAACTTAGAGAGTCTAAGAAGAAAGACCCAACCACAAAGAAAGCCGTAGACGCTAAACTACAGCGACTAAAACAAGAAAAGTACAGCCTACTTAGAGAAACCTCTGAGAGAGTTATGAAACTAGAGGGGGTACAAGAAGAAATAGCAGACCAGTTAACGCGTGACCTTAATGCAGCAGCGGCAGTATTAAAGGAAGGTAATATTACTGCGGAAGAAAAGGCTGCTATCGAAGAAGAGATGGAGCAGTCAGCCAAAGAGTTAGACCAGTTGCTGTCGGGCCAAACAGAAGAGCAAACACAAACACAACCAGATGATAAAGAAGTTAAGCCCGAAGAAGTACCAGGTGCAGAGCAAGTCGGGGAAGAACTTGGGGACGTACCCAAGTCGGAAACAAGCAGAGCGAAGGCTCAAATTAGTGGAATACTTCAAGCACGCCAAGAAGAAGTAGGTAGAAAATCAAGAAGTAAAAGTGTAGCCGACGCGCTGACTGATTTTAAATACAACAGAGACAGGAAGAAAGGAGTTTTCTTTAACCTGTTTGATAAGAACGACGCGGGTGCATTGCGAACAATGCTGGAGGAAGGAAAATATAGCGACGGTAAAAGGATACCTATAAAAGAACAGCGGATACTAAGCAAACTTGTGTTAGCAAGTGAGGCCTACAGACTTTTGAATCCAGACTCTAAAGATTTCAATGTAGGGTTTGGAAGAAAGGGTTTCTACGCAGCGGGTAAAGCGGCTGGCTTTAAAAAAGCAGATTTAAAAAATGCTGCTGGTATAACCTCTGGTAGAGTAGGCACTAAAGACGCTCCTATTATAGTGTCTATACCATCCGCAGATGAATCCCTATCTCAGAGAGGTAAGGTAGATAGATATACAGCAGAAGGCACTGCGTATCATGAGGTTTACCACAAGATATTCTCAAAGTTTTTTAACGACAGACCTATTGACTTCAATCAGTTTAGGAAACTTGTGATTCGTAGGTTAAGCGAGAGCAATGTCAAGGAGTTAAATGCTTTTGCGGAGCGATACATGGAGCGTGAGGATGGAGAATCTGCTGGTGCTTACAAGTCAGAGGAATTTATGGTTCAACTTGGTGGCTTACTCGGTAGTGAAAGAATTGTTTTTGAAGCATCTTTTCTCGAGGAACTCAAAGCGTTTTTAAATGGTGTCGTAAGTAAGATAACAGGCAATCGTGTACAGATATTTGAAGAGGCTGGTCTGGCTAAAGATATTTCTGAGTACATGAAAGGAATGAGTAAGGCTGTACGTGCTGGTGCAGACATCAGTCAAGTACCTATGGCCGAATCCTTGCAGACAGAACGCTTTCAAAGAGAGCGACCAACGACTACGGAAAAAACAGAGAAGGACGAGTACGGGTTTGAAAAGCCTACGGGCGAGATGGATGTAGAGCCAAGTAAAAACGTGGCAGGTATACCAGATCCAGAGAACTACGACAAGACCTTTGATCCTCTAGAAAAACTAACCGGAATTCTAGGCCCTAAACTAAACGCATTAGCAAAGAAACTCGAGAAGGTTCTTGGTATAGACAGGCTTAGAGGAACACGTAGAGATGTGCTTCAAGCATTGGAGATTTCGGAGTCTATAAACGTACAGCACATTAATAGATTTTACCTTGCGTTGCGTCAGATAAATAAGATAACAAATAAGTTACCAGACGAGCAGAGACAAGAGGTGGCTGACCTGTCTAATGACTATCTGTTTGGTGCAAAGGAAGAGACAAGACGAGAAGCCTTCGATAAACTGCAAGAAATAAACCCCGAGTTGATGAAACAACTTGGAAGATTAACAGCGATACGTGCTTCTATGCAGGAGTCTATACAGAACAGCGCTGTCTTTGATAACCTAAGCAGTGAATTGCAGGAGACTATTATAGATAACACAGCGTCATACGGCACAAGAACATATCGTGCGTTTACTGATCCCAACTTTAAGTTCGACCCACAACTAAGAGCAGCCGCTGAGAAATCTATGGTAGATGCCATGATATACGACATCGCTTTTGACATATATGAAAACGACAACTTCACTGATGAAATGTTTGAGGAGATGGAGGCTAGGAATCTTGATATGAATGAGTTAGATGACATTGTTCAGTTCGTAGAGACAACTCAGATAGAAGAGGTTAAGAACAGGGTCAAGGATAGTCTAAGAAACATAGAGGCAGCATCACGAGAATCTCAAGGTAGATATGGCGAAGGCTTGGCAGGCACTAAAGACTTGGGTAAACTAAGAATACCTACTAAGAAATTAAAACAGCGTCAAGACTTACCTATTGAGTTGATGGACTACATGGGCGTAGAGAAAGACCCATACATTAAGTTCAGTCAAACCGTTGCTACTCTTACCAACATGGTGCAACAGTTCACACTGGTGGATAGAGTAAATGAGATTGCACAGCGTAGTGACCTTGGGGATTTAATTGTTACTACTCCGATTGTACGTGCCATCATGTCTAAAGACCCAGAGAAAAGACTTGGTGTAAGGGTTCCTCAAATTGCACGTGACATGGGCCTTATGGGTAAGGAAGAGTCCTTTGATGATTTCTATACAAGAACAGGTGGTCAACTAATAGATGGTCAAACCCCTGCGTTTCCTTCAGATCGTATTGACTACATCGAAGACAAACTAAAGGATTACTTTCTAGAGAACTATACGGTTATTGAGGAGAAGAAATCTCCAATGAGCGGCAAGGCTGTGAAGAATGACTTCGTTAGCATGCTGAAGCAAACACCGATGTATCAGTCTGACAACAAGGTTCTTCAAGGATACTATAAACTTCTGTTACAGATGCGTCGTGTGCGTGTACTATACAACCTACCTACCTGGAGAAAGAACATCATGGGTGGTTGGTATTTCTTAGGAGCAAACTTTGTGCTTCCATTTAATAAGCACAGAGGAGGGCTTACTGCAATGGAAGACTTGAGGAACAGGTTCAAGAAAATGAAGGACGGTGAGTTAGATCCAGAGTATGAAAAAATTCTTGACCGCATGGGAGAACTTGGATTGCTTGGCTCATCTCCAAACATGGGTATGTTTAGTGACATCAATGATTCATTCATCCAGCAATTGGAAGGTGTGTCGCCAGAGTTAGCGTGGAAGTGGTTACCAGCAGGGGTGAAAAAAGCACAGCAGGAACTAGGTATAAAGGCAGCACGTACCGCCTATCAGTATGGATTCATTGATGACTATACCAAGATGATTGCTTACCTCACTAAGCGTGAGAACTTCGCTAAGAGACTTGAGTCTAATCCCGAGGGTAAGTCATACGATGAACTTTCTTTTGCTCAGAAGCAGCAGGTGGACGAGATGACAGCCGAGCGTATCAAGCAGAACATGCCTACCATGTCTCGTATACATCCGTCATTACGCAATCTATTTAAGTTACCTGTTGGTGACTTCCTTTCGTTCCGTGTGGAAGCCTTCCGTAGTTTCTTTAGCATCTATCGTAATGCAGTTGCAGATCTGGGACAGGCTATGACTAACGAGAACCTAACCAAATCACAACGTGGTGCGTACATGACAGATGGTGCAGGTACACTAAGCATGGGGCTCGCACTTGCCGGCTTATCTAAGGTAGGGTATCAAGCCATAGCAGGTTTGTTATTGAAGGACGACGAGGAAGATGAACTTGGACAACAAGCAAGGTCTACTAATTATGTATTACCTCCATGGATGCAGGGCTCAAACATTGTCGCTGTAGGGATGGACAAAGACGGTAAGATTCGATTTGCTAACATGAGTTCGGAAGACCCATACGATGAATTGCAAGGGCTTATATATGGACGTAACGGTATATCCAGAAGCAATATGCTACAAAGTATAGCCGCTGATTTCAAAGACCCTAACCTTGCAGCGCGATTACTCTTTAATCTTGTTGATGGAAAGGACTCTTATGGACGGCCAATCCTTAGTAACGATGACGTAGGTTGGTTCCACAGGTACATCATTGGGCCTAACCTAACGGAGTGGTCAGATGCTTATGGTTCTTATATCTTTAAGGAGACTTTTATACCGCCTAACTTTAACTACATCGCTCGTGCATATCGCAAGCGCATGAAGGAAGCGAAGGAAAACCCAGACATAGAGTTGCAACCCCTTGAAACAGCGGCTGAGTTATCTACTGCCGTAATCTTTAGAGACTATCCTGTTGATATAGCAAGACAGTTCTACTACAATATGAGCGAGCAGAATTTCCGCAAGCCTTACACCTCATTGAGTGATGCAGAAAAGGTCAACAGACAGGTGCGGTTGGATGAGATAAAGAGAGCGTATCAATTCGCTGCTAATTATTCTGCTAAGTTTGGCAACTACAGTATCATCTCTAGTGTAGAGAGCACTATTGACAGGACGTTTGCTAAGAGCCCAGAGGAGGCTATGTATGTGAAGTACGACCTCGAACTTCCCAAATAGGATACTTATATTTGTAGAATGGAAAGATTAAAGAAATTATATTGTTGGCTAGCCGTAAAGGTTTTTAAAAGAAAAAGTAAATACTGCGAAGGCAAGAGCGACAATGGCTCGGGGGCTAGTTCCCCGTCTGGTTCGTCTGGTTCATCGGGTTCCTCTGGCTCATCTGGCTCATCGGGTTCCTCTGGATCGTCTGGTTCTTCGGGATCATCGGGCAAGTAATGAGTTGGAAAGAAATATTTAAAGACAGCAATGACTGGAACGAGAAGAGTATTCTCGGTGCGCTTTCATTTGCTGTAATGGTTTGTGTCATGACGCTTGATCTGGTAACAGGTGCGTTAGGAAAGGATTTAGTAATCAATGAAGGTGTCTACAACTCTTTCGTGTACGTCACGATAGGATGTTTTGGAATTGCTGGATTAGAAAAATTTGCTAAGTCCGGTGGAGATAAATAAAGAAATATCAGAGGACACAGTAGTAGGACTATCACTAAAGACCGTTGGTATGATTATCGGCGGCGCAGTGATAGTTAGCCTTGGATACTTTGACCTAAAGGCTGAGGTGCAAGAGGCAAAAGAATTACCTGCACCAGTGATAGGAAGAACAGAGTACGACTTAAAAGATGAGTTGATACGCACCACAATCATGAACACCAAGTCGGATGTTGATGACATCAAGAAGCAACTAGACAAAATAGAGGGGCGTCTCTTCGAGATGAAATGAAAAAGGCTGCCCTCGCCATAGCATTCACCCTGCTGTGTGCCTTCAAGGTACCGATCAGGGGATTGGTGGTGGTTCATTATAACGCTGAGTTTAATTCTAGCAACAGCGTACCATTAAAAAAAATTAGTGACGCCCGGGTTATCGACGCATGGATTGATGATGCTGAGGTTAAAGAATACGCAGACATAAAGTCTGTTCCTACAATAATACTTTACGAAAACGGTAAAGAGATACAGCGGTGGGAGCCAGGTCTTTCGTTAAGCCTTTCTGTTACACACCAGGATATACAGGATGTCATTGATAAAATAACTGGAGCAAGTAAATTCTGATGAGAAACATACTAATTACTTTCTTTGTACTGTCCTCCATATTCTCCCAGGCACAGGTGGTGGGGGGTATATTTAAGTACGCTACATTTTACACGAGTGCTTTTGCTTCTTCACCAATGCCTGCTCAAAAAGAATACTATGTAACTCAAGGCGGGGATCTTCAAAACATAACTATAGAGAATCCGTTTGATTATAAGGCAACCATAGGAGTACGTAGGGTTGCTCGGTATGACTATGAGAACAGACAGAACAGGTTCTATGACGGACAAACAGAGTCTACAACAGCGTTGTCTGCTACAGTTGGTTCTGTGAAGGGACTTGAATACCTTGCTCAGTACGACGTGGGTCGTCAGCAAGGGTCAGCATACGTAAACCAAAGATACTTCCTTAGATACCTTGCTAAATACTTTATGGTAAAGGGCGAGTACTATAGTCAAGGGCTTGTTGATTTGAATTATACGCAAGTAGAATCAAGACTAAGATTACATATAGGTGAGTTAGATTTTTCAGCAGGTGTTGCCGGGCGTTTACACAGGTCATATGGATATAATCCAATAGCAGACTTCTTAGCACACAACCCTTGGTGGGACTTAGTACGCAACATGGGTTATGAAGACGTCTACTATGGCATTGATTACGACAATGATGATGAGATAGATAACGGCGACTGGTTCTGGTTAGACCCAGAAGGGGAGAAGGTTGCTGATACCGATGAAGACTTCCGCAGATATATCTACCCTGGTATCGTAAATGAATTCAACAAACTTAGCATAGATAGTGTTGGTCTTATTCAGTCTGTGTCTGCGATAATTGGGGTAGACTATTATCACTATGAGGATGACTTTTGGATACACTCTTGGTTAAACATTCTTCCTTACCACATGCACGTAGGTGACAAAGAAGAGTTTTCTTATAGCAACTACGTAGATGGGAATCAATGGGTTGACTACAGTACAGGTCTTGTCTTTGGATGGAAACCAGGAAAGCGTTGGGGCTTTTTTACAGAGGTCGAGTACATGAAGTATTGGGACAGAAATATATTCAACCTAAGAGCGGGTGTTAACTATCAGTTGAGATAAATGAAATGGCTATCCTTATTAATAATAGTGCTATCATTGAGCAGTTGCAGCGCGCAGTGGCACCTAAGAAAAGCAATCAAGAAAGACCCCAGCGTACTAAGGAAAGACACGGTTGTTGTTACGGATACGATTGTAACTGCACCGGTCTCGGTGCGTGATACCATAACTCTTCAACAGCGGGACACCATTACCATCACTAAGGATAGACTTAAGGTTAACATCGTGCGTTCGTTTGACACCATTATGGTAGACGCAATTTGCGAAAGTGATACTATTGTACAGGTGATAGAAGTACCTGTCCCGTCCATCGTTATGAAGGACAGCGACAGGTGGTACAACAAGGTTTACAAGTTTTCTTTTTACTTACTGTTGCTTCTTCTATCTGTGCTTTTCTTACGTAAGAAATTAATCTCCTGATCAGGAGCCACACGCTTCGCAGTCTTCCGGGTTTAAGGTGTTACAAGTCGGTTGTTCAGCCGATTCAAGTTCTGCTACGAATTTGTCGAAGTCTTCCATAATGAGCGATAAATAATTGTTTGTAACCCACGAAATTGTGGGAGCATCGAAGATACAAAACGTATCTATAGAGGTTTCATTTCGTAATAGGGTGAGTATGCGTGCCTTACATCCCAGAGCCTTACATCGTCGGGTGTGAAATCGGCAAATAGATATTCGTCTGGTGATGTAAACAAGATGAAGAGTACTATGTCGGACTCTTCTTTATCCATCGCTCTCTTGTTAGCCTTGAATGTTTTCTCACAAGTCTTTACACTAAGTCCGTACTTAATCTTTGTTGACTCTACTATAATGTCTGGGTCATCAGTAACATTCTTTGTTTCTTTTAACAGCGTAGACACTGTATATCTAGTTACCTCTGGTGTAACCTCAAAGTAATGACGGATAAGCAACTCACCAAGTATGCCTATGTACTCTGTGTAATACTCTCTTGATACTTCTCCCAATAATACTGATTGCTTTGTACCCTTTCTCTGTTTGTGAGTACCCTTATACCTTCTGCGATTAGCATCAATCCTTCTTAACGTAAGGTCATTGGCATATTCTTTTAGGTATGATGGGATCTGGTCTTTCATGAGAGTCCTTCAAGCCGCAGTTTATTTATGGTAGACAAATCATAATGCTCTTTACAATACTCGTAAAGATTCTTACCAAGCCTCATAGCCTTGGGTAATGTCATGCCCTCTACGGCCTCCTTCCATTCTTGTGGTGTGTCACACAGGATGCCTGTCTCTCCGTGCTTTATAACCTCCTTATATGGCGTTACGTTTGATGCTATGATTGCAGTACGAGTGAACCCTGCTTCAACTACTTTTAATTCAGACTTGCTTTTGTTGAACTTGGAGTCCTTCAAGGGGCTAAGGGAGACATCGAAGAACTTGTACAACTTAGCGTACTGAGTAATATCCACAGGGTTCATTCTATACTTTGCTTTTAACTTTTCTGGATAGTCCATCAGACCCATGCAATATAACTCATGGTCTTCAAACGTCATACCCATCTGCTCTAAATCTTTTTGATGTCCATTGGCTCCGAGATATCCAAAGCGAACCTTGTAGTCTTTAGGCATATCCTTTTCCCAATCAATCCATTGCTCCTCCTTTTGATGTATGGTATTCGGTATCACCCGGTATACAGCGGAAGGGTTTATGTCTTTCATTATCTCTACAAGAAACGCAGAGGGACTCCAAATCTCATCGGCTATGAGTATACTCGCCTTGATATCTTTTGACTGATGGTTCTTGTAGTATTCGTAAGCAGGATTATCCTTTGGTAGTTTCCAATAGTCATCGTTGTCTAATATAAGTTTGACATCATTGTCTACCAGATACTGCTTGAATGCTTTATGATTGGAGACGCTAAACCTTCTTGACCCTACAAGGTTCTTGACCTTTGAAAGGTCGAACTCTTTAAGGTCATTAAAGTTTTCTATAAAGTGTATCTCCAGATCCTCCTCTTCCTTAAGTCTAAGGAAGGGTGTCATTAGCCGGTGATAGTTGATACCATTTAGGCCGTCAAGATAAATCAGCGTCATCATAATGCTCTAACAATGCGGCTCTTATTAAATCAAATTCTGTATCTATGCTTCTCTTATGCTTTCGTATGGTGTTATGCAGACGTTCAGCATCGGTACGAGCCTCACCACTGTTTGTGTGTAGGTCTTCGTACAACTCTATGGCTGCTTCCTGCATTCTTGCAGTCGCCAGGAAATAAACTTTACTTAATAGTTTCGTATCCATGCGCTTTTATTTTTGCTACAAAGGTGTCCTTGGCCACCGTCCCGTCGTAATGCGTAGACTGTGATGTGAAAAATCTAGGACTATCGTCATCAATATAACCATTGTTTCGTAGATAATCAGCAAGAAATTTACTGCAACAAATAGCGTTATCAACATCATAACGGCAATTGTAGTAAACATGAATAGACATAGACTCCATGTGCCACTTATCAAATCCTTCAAGAACCTTTTGGATTTTTTCCCAGTAAGTTTTTTTGTACTTTGAGCGTACCGCGTAATGCCTCCCACTGTAAAATTGATTAAGCGAAGGCGGCTTTGGTAACTCCAATTTGATTTCGGTGACTTCATCCACCCTCTAATATAAGTCTAAACTACTGTTCTTGTACGCTAAAGGAGTAAAACTTTTTTCACTACTACCAAGATTCCTAAAACCTGTACGTGAACTATTGATTTCAAGAACCACAGGATCATCCCAAGGTGTGGGTTGACCACCGGTCTCTTGGTTACGTTGTTTACGCACATGAATCTCTGTACGTTGGCGTATATCGTAGTCGTTTGACTGCGTTTTTCTATGAAATGTGAGGAAAGAATCGGCCCTATTCACGAACTTACCGCCGCCCTCAGTCATAGCAGCACTCGGTGCTACAGGCAATCCATCGGGGCCTTTAATTCTTTGAGCCTCAGTAACCGAGTGGGTGTTCAGCCACACTGCCATGTTGTTGTTGACACTAAAGGTGAGTAGTTCTGATGCGGCCTCGTAGTGATACTCATGAGAAGATAGTTGAGCGTTCTTTGATATGGTTGTCTTCAATGAGTTGTAAGGGTCAATCAGTATACCATCATAAGGCTCTTGTCGTATAAGTTTCTCAGCGAATACTATAAGGTCGGTGTAACTATACACTTGATTGTTATTTATAATCGTAAAATGTTTGTTCACCCACTTGTATGCGGCTACTCTTTCCTCATAGTGCATGTCACTAACAGGTACATCAACTAAGAACTCCATAAGCCTCATCTTAACAGCGGCAGTTCTGTTCTCGGAAGAATATATAATCCATCTCCAATTGTGTAGTACAGATGCTGTCACCATTAGATACAAGGCCATTGTAGTCTTACCTACATTACTGTGAC